CTGGTACAGGTAAAACATTTTCTGCTATACAAGGAATGTTAAAACAATTTAAATCAGCACACAAATCAGGCGAAGGGTATAATAAAATATATTTACTAAAATCAGTTAAAACTCTTGATAACAAATCAGAAGATATTGGATTTTTAAAAGGTACGATGGAAGAAAAAATTGCACCGTTCATGTTTTCATACGATTTTAACTTTGCTCAAATTGTAGATAAAATAGCATACGGAGTAGCTAGGGAAACTCAACTCATAGAATTCTTACCATTAGCTTACATAAGAGGTATAGGACTAAGCGACTGTATTATCATATTAGATGAAGCTCAAAACGTAAACAACTCAATACTAAGAACTGTCTTATCTCGAATAGGAAAAAACTGCAAACTAATAATACTTGGAGACACCAAACAAAAAGATAGTTCAAACGGACACACATCTGGGTTAAATTTAATGATTAAACATTTTGGTGGTATTAAAGGTATAGACTTTATTGAAATGGGTCCAGAAGACCAGTCAAGGGCTGAAATTATTAGCATTATAGAAGATAAATATGACGACCTTGAAAACCAAGGAATAAATATAAGTTAATTATTATTTTTTTTTAATATATAGTTTACTTTATCAGTATCTAACTTATAATTGTTATTATGAGAATAGGTATTACACTCGATGAAGTATTACGAGATACGTTAACACAATTTTTATATACGTATGAAAAATACTATAACATCGACACAGATTTAAAAATCGATGATATAACATCTAAAAACTTTAGTGATTTCGTAGAGTTTAAGTCTTTAGACGATATGAATAAGTTTTTATACGAAGAAGCCTCATTAGAGATTTTCGGACACGCAGACCAAAAACTCAACAATTTAATGAGCAAGTTCAATACATTCTTAATAGATATTAAGGATGAGGAAGAACACTCAATAGAAATAGTTTCAAGAGAAATACACAGTAGTATTCCATCAACATTATTCTTCCTATCTAAACTATCATGTAGAGCTGAAAATATAAGGTTCGTACAAGACCACGAAGAATATTGGGAAGGTATCGACATACTAGTAACTGCAGACCCAAAAGCCTTAGACACTAAGCCAGACGATAAATTATCAGTAAAAATAAAAGCACCTTATAATATCGGTTCTTCAGCTGATTTTGAATTAGACTCAATACTACCATTTATTCGCCAGGAAAGCTTAAGGGATAAAATTTTAAACACAAGGATAACAAATTACGAAAATATTGAAGAATAATATGATTGAAATTGGAGGAATAGAATACTACATAGACCTTGATAATCTTGATAAGGTAATTACGAGTAAAACAAATAAAGGTAAAACCGTAATAGATGTTGAAACAAGAACTATTGTTGACAGTGAAGGTAAAACAATAAGTACTGAAATAATTAAAAAAGAATACGAACGTCCTAGAGAAATAAACATGGCTAAATATGAAACAGTAAGGTCACTTATTGACATTATATTATCAACGCTAGATGAAATTGACGACGAACTAGGAATTGATAGAGCATTAGGAGATTTACCGTTACCATTTAAACTTAGTTTTAACACACTAATTGGTCACGGAATAATAAATGAAAGAAAATAATAAAAATTAAATTAAATTAAGAATGGAAGAAAAACAAAAAGTTGAAAGAGAACTTGTTGAAGGTATTTTAACAAAGTTAGATAATAAAGATTTTGGGTTGTATTTTTTCACCCTAGATACTAAAGGAAACCCTGCTGCTGGTATAGCTAACATATATGAACATGTTAAACTATTGACCGAATTAGGTTATACTGCACATATTTTACATGAAAAAAACGATTACAAGTTAAGAGGTGATGCAGAAGGTATGGGAGTATCAGATTGGTTAGGTGAAGAATATGCAAATCTACCTCACGTTTCAATTGAAAGTCAAGGTATTCAAATAAAAGCTGAAGATTTTTTAATTGTACCAGAGATTTTTTCTAATGTTATGGACCAAGCTAAAAAATTCCCATGTAAAAAAATAGTATTATCACAAAATTATGATTATTTACTTGAATTACTACCACTTGGTAGAAGATGGTCTGATTACGGTTTTAACGACGTTATAACAACAAGTCAAAAACAAGCAGACTACGTAACTTCACTATTCCCTTCAACTAGAAGTAAAGTAATTCCAGTTAGTATTCCAGAATATTTTAAATCATCAGATAAACCAAAAATACCAGTAATTTCTATAGTAGCAAGAGAGCAAGGCACGGCAGCTAAAATAGCTAAGATGTTTTATCTACAATACCCACTTTATAAATGGATTACCTTTAAAGAATTAAGAGGTTTAAGTAGAAAAGATTTTGCTGAAGATTTAGGTAAATCTTGTTTAGGTGTATGGATAGATGACCAATCTGGTTTTGGTACATTCCCATTAGAAGCTATGGAGTGTAATACACCGATAATTGGCAAGATGCCTAACATGATTCCAGAATGGATGGAAAACGTTAACGAAGACGGACAATCTGCAATAAAAAATAATGGAATTTGGACAAATACACATTTAAATATACCTGAATTAATCGCAACATATTTAAAAGTTTGGCTTGAAGATACAGTACCACAAGACTTGCTTGACGGTATTGAAGAAAGTAAAGGTAAATACACCCCTACTAATCAAAAAACAATCCTAGAAGAAGTATATACTTCTATAATTCAAGACAGAAAGGATGAATTAAATAACACTATTAAAGTATTAGAAAATCAAAAATAATTTATATGGACAAGAATAAAAAAATAAAAACAGATATAAGTGTAATCCTACCTATTCATGAATTAAATAATGACAAGGAGGTCGAACTTTTTAAAACAGCAATCCAAAGCGTTGTAAACCAAGAATCAAAACCAGAAGAACTATTAGTTGTTGTTCCAGCTGATTCAAAAATAGAAGAGACTATGAAAACTTTTGACTTTGGTGAAGCTAAAGATATTGTAAAAGTTGTTGTTAATCCAAACGGTGCTGGTTTTCAAGCCCAAATTAATTATGGGGTAAGTCAAGCAAAAAGTGAATGGTTTAGTTTTTTAGAATTTGATGATGAGTATTCAGATAAGTGGTTCAAGAACGTTGTTAAGTATAGAGAAGCTCATACAGACGTTGATATGTTTATGCCCATCATCGTTGATACAGACTCTAACACAGGAACATTTATGGGGTTAACTAACGAAGCTGTTTGGGCTAATTCATTCTCAGATGAACTTGGTATTCTTGACGAAAACGGGTTGTTGACTTTTCAAAACTTTAATATAGATGGTATTGTTATGAAAAAAGATGCATTTGATAATTGGGGTGGTTTTAAGAAAAATATAAAATTAACTTTTATTTACGAATTCTTATTGAGAATGGTAACTAACGGAGTTAAAACCATGGTAATTCCTAGATTTGGTTATAAACATCAAAATAATAGAGAAGGGTCTTTATTTCAACAATACTCAAATGAGATGGATTCATTAGAAGCTAAATGGTGGCTAGAACAAGCTAAAAAAGAATACTTTCATAAAAGAGAGCGAGACATAAGTTATGACAAAAGTGTAACCTAAAATGCCAAAAAAGAGAGGACGTAAAAGAAAAAACGATTTATACTTTGGTCCCGAACAAGAAGCAGCTGTTTTAAAATTTTTAGACACAGAGGACGAAAAAGAAAGGAATGCAGTCTATAATGAGTGGCTTAAAGAACCACTTAATAAAATGATTGAATCAATAATTAGGAAATACAAACTGTATAGAAAGATAGAGTCATTTGAACATTTACATTCAGATACTCTTTCATTCCTAATAACAAAAGCTCATAAATTTGAGAATTCTAAAGGTAAGAAGGCTTATTCTTATTACGGAACAATATGTAAAAATTACATTCTAGGATTATTAATTGCTGATGAAAAAAAAATAAAGCAAGTAGACTCTTATGAAAATGTAAGTGTTGTGGTTGAACATAAACCAGACCAACAATATGAACTTGATGATAATGAATTCACTATGAGTAAATTCATAAACAGACTAGTTGATAACATTAATGATGAAATTGATGGAAACTGCAAAGGTAGTAAAAAAAAGTTAAATGAAAACGAACTTAAAGTTGGTTACGCTCTAATCGATATACTTAAAGACTGGGAAGTAACCCTAGACCTTATGAGTGGAGGTACTAAGTTTAACAAAAACTCAATACTTGAAAGTATGAGAAGATATACTGGGTTAACAACGAAAGATATTAGACTAGGTATGAAGAGATATAAGGTTCTATATGACCTAGTTAAAATAGACGGAATGGAAAACGGTATAAAATAAAAAGTATTATTATATATTTATTTATAAACACTTTATTATGCCAAGAAAGAAAAAACAACAAATAAAACTTAATGATTCATCGGCTATAGAGGGGCTACTTCAAGAAATATATAATGACGCTTGTGGAAACATAGTAGCAGCTCAAAACAATATAAACGAAATGAGTAACGCTGCAGAACCTGAAGATGTAGATGACTTAACTAAAATAGCTAAAGAAAAAACTAGTGCGTTGAAAATCAAAGATTCAGCAATGAGGATGAAGCTAGAAGTAGCTAAGTTACAAACTGATGTTTTAAAGCACGGAGGTGACACTGAAAAAGCTATGAATGAAAAAGCTGGTGGCAAAGTATCAATAAACGACTTTAAAGCGGTTAGAAGAATGATGGAAGAAAACTCTAAAACTAATAACACCGATAAAAAAGAAGACTAATTATGGATATAATAAATAAAAAAAGGGAAATATTTGCAAATTTATCAGCTATAAAAGCATTAGGTAATTTACCAGAGATAAATATCAGCGACTCTTTTTCTTCCATAACTAACAAAATAAATAGTACTGATTTTTTAATAGACCTAGTAATGTCTTTAGTTGGGATTAAACCATTAAAAGATTATGTAATAGACATAATGGCATTCAAATTACCACAAATAGAAAAAGATATTAAAGACGCTTTAAAGACAGAACTAAAAAAGACTGTATCGTGTGGTATCAATCCAACCATACCGACATGGTTTCAAAACGGTGGTGTTGGAATTGAATTAAAAGTAACTGATGTAGATTTTTTTGATGTTATGAAAGTAAATCCAGAAAGTGCTGAAGGAGGTTTACTTTATACCGATATCTTACTCGGAAACCTTAAAGACAGTAAAGATTTTAACACTTATTTATATAGTACAATACAAGCTGGTACAGGTGTAGCTCAAGAATGGGGGGACTCAGTTAATGGAATACCTGTACTGGAATCTGAATTTATACCCACAGGTACTATAAACAACGTTATTAAGTACAAAGCTAGTTCTGCGTACACTGGTAAAAAACTAGCTCAATTTAATAATGACTATATAGATAGTATATCATTATTCGGAAATCCTGACTCATTAAGTTCTAGTAAATTAATGAGTTCAATATTAGAAGAGTTATTTGGGTCTATAAGTTCGGCAGTTGGAATTAAAAAAAGTAAAAAACAAATTCAAAAAGAATTAGAATTTAAGGAATGTCTAACTTGTATATTAGAGGCAGAAACTGATACAATAAATGACAGCTTATTTACTTTTGATAACCCTACCTTAGCTAAGATTGATAGAGAATCTAACGATAGAAGAAAAGGAATCAGAGAAATAAAAACTTGTGGTAACCTTAAGGTTAGTGTATCTAGTGGAGTTGCTAGTCAAGTAATTGCTAATATAGACGCAACAAAAGATGGTCCCAAAAGTGAAGAGGTTGACGCAATAATTAACGCATTAGATAGTGTAGCTGAAACGCAAGCTGGGTTCTTATCTAACGATGTAAACAAACAAAATGTAAAAAATAATTTTTTTAAAGAAATAATTAAAAATTTACAAAACGTGGTAATTACGGCTATGATGTCACCAGAGTTTATACTTCTTTTTGCTATAAACCATAAAATAGTAACCTGTAAAACCGATGGTACTATTGATACTGCTGATAGTTATGATGGCCCTATAGATTTTATTAAAAAAAATAGAAAAATAGTTAAAAGTATAGGAAAAATAATATCAAACGTTATAATAGGATTACTACTTAACATAGCATTACAATATATAACTAAATTACTTAAAAGAAAACTTATAGATGATAAAATAGAAAAAGAAAAAAACTATGTAAGTGTGTTATTAAGTCATTTAGGTGTTCCACCAGACGTAATAGCTAAAATAAGAAAAATAAGTTCACAACCAATACCAAACTTTAAATAATATGTCAGATTGTAAAGAAAAAGGAAAAACATCAGGTAATACTGATTTAACTTCAATAAGCTCAGTAATTGGTATAATACTAGGAATATTTGGTATTACCGCCCTTGCAGCTAGGAGACTACCTCCAGGTCTTTTAAATATAGGTAAAAGAATTAGGCCAGGTATGAGTGCTAGAAACTTAGCCGCTAGAACAATAGCAAGACTAGAGTCAGAATCTGGATTACCAATGGGTGATGTATTTGCTGATGGACCAAACAGAGAATCTATAAAAATAAAGGTAATGGCTGAGGAAATGGTAAGCATGATTCAAACTGAAGCGATTGCTGAAGTAGGGATAGACCCAGGAGCAATACAAGTAACAGGGACAGGATTTGCTGGTCCAGTACCAGTCGTAATTCAGGGGTCTAATGTACTTCCCGTTACTGGGGGTGGAGGACTTCGTTAAACATATTATTATGAAAAACTTAGAAGAAAAAAGCACTGACGAATTAAAAAAATATTTTGAATTGTTAAACGAAAATCA